TTATATTTCCATTTTTTTCATTTCATTGAATAATGTATCGTCGGTTACATGGCAATAAAGATCCATTGTCATTTGTAATGTACTATGTCCTAATATTTTTTGAAGCGTTTTTGGATTCATTCCATTTTCTATGGCTCTTGTCGCAAAAGTATGTCTGAATGTATGCGGAGTAAATTTCTCAACAAAAATATCGTTCTTATCCATATTTTTCAAAATAGTTTTTATTGCTATAATAATGGAAGTTTCCTGTAAGGGTCGTCCGTTTTTCGTGTAAAACACAAGATTTGGAAACTCTATATTCCTGCGCTCTTCTTCATATTGATTATGTCTTTGTTGTTTAAGAGCTTCTTCACATTTGTTCGTCATAGGTATCAATCGTTTTCCGCAAGCCGTTTTAGGAATATGATATTCAAAATAATATCCATTTTCTCCCTGCACATAACACATGGTTCTGTTGACACGAACGAAACGTTTTTTAAAATCAATGTCGCTCCAACACAATCCACCAAGTTCGCCTATTCTCATACCAGTTTCAAGCGCAACAACAAATAAATTATAATACCAGCTTTGTTTCGCATATTCAAGAAATAAGTTTGTTTCCATAATACTAAGTACACGACGTTCCTTCTTAGGGTCATTATGCAATCGGGTGTTAACATGTTTTGCTGGATTTTTAATTAATAAATCATTTTTTTGTGCGATATTTAACATATTTGATAATACCATTTTGACATCGCGTCTATGTTGATCACTTTTAAGTCCATTTAATGTCTCTTGTATTTGTAATGGTGTCAATGATTGTATCTTTCGCCAGCCAAGTTCTTTTTTTACGCTTCTGTAATTTCTTGAATATTGAATTATACTGGTATTTCTACAATTTCCTTTACATGTAGTTATCCAAACCTTATACCACTCGTCTAATGTCATGTTACTTTTTACCAGATTTACTCCATTGTCATCAGCAGTCTGGGCTTTTCGCATTTGGGTTCTTAGATTGTTTAGGTTCTTATCATATAAAGTTTCCCTTTTTCCAAAGCGATTTGTGAATCTAGCTTGATATAAACCGTCTTGTCTTTGAGTGATGCCAATACCCAGTTCTTTCCCTTTTAGTGATTTTCCCATATATACTCCTTTCCGTGATGGGGAAAATCCAAATTGAACTTACCCCAAATATATCATTTTAAAAGATATTTCGCAATAACCAGGCATCGACTTTATCCCTGTGAGCATATAATCGGTTTCCTATTCGAATAGTAAAACCATTATCGGGGTTATGTAACAACTCTCTCGCTTTGGTTTCTCCTATACTTAAATAAGTGCACAAATCTTTCACAGTGAGCAGTTTCTTTTCTTTTTTATTTTCCATTTTGACTACCTCCATTCTAGTCTTGATAGTACCAACGGAGACTGTCACCTGCGTACTGAAAAAAATAAGAGGAAATGTATTTAGAGCGAGAAAGACATCCCATCTCTCCCGCTCATCTTTAACTATTTCGTCGCATCTTCAGAAGTTTTATTATACTGGGATGTACTAATTCCAAGAATCACGCCAAGGAATGTATCAACCGCTGTGATAGTTCCGACAACCTGCTCTCCATATGGAAAATTCCAAATACCAGCAAGCGCAAAGTACAAAGTTCCCAGAGCTGGAAGCAGATACATTGCAATCCATTTAAGAGTGTCATAAGTTTTGTTACTCATGTTCATTATTCTTTTCCTCCTTGCCTATGGCAAATTTGTGAATCGGGAGCTTGTCCACTTCTTTCATAACTCTTTCAGCAGAACCATTCCCTCCCAATTTTTTATAAGGATCATAGAGATATGTTCGTAGGTTTTCATACTCATCCTGTGTTACGTAACCTCGATCTACATACTGCATACCAAGATACATAATCCGATCATGAGCCAAACCAACAAGCATCTCCGTTTTTACATCTTTTCTTTCGCTTCTTTTTGTTAAATAGGCCCACAGCCCAGAAGAAGCTAAAACTGAGCTAATAATCGTAAGTACCATCTGAAACCATGGTTCCATCAAGCTACCTCCCATGTCGATTCTTGTTGTGACCTATCTTTTATAATCATCTTCTTTTTCACGATGGTTATGGTCTTATTGAATAGGCCTTCGTATAGTTCTAATAAATCTTTTCTCTGAGTTCTGGACATAAGCTTATAAAAGTCTCCCATCCAGCCCTTGAACATTCCTTCAACATTTTCATATGGTATTTCGCCATTTTCCACCTTAACGGCTAATTTCTTCAATTTTCTACGCATTGTATAAATCCGATCTGGATTAATTCGTTTCATAATTTTTCCAGATTCGGTTAGTGTGTATTTTATCTGAAGAAATTTATAAGTACCACTTATTTTGACGATTTTTGTTTTCTTCATATTAATATGAATTCCGCGTTGTTGTAATTCGCATTGCCGTTGTTGTTCACATTGGCAAAGTTAGCCGAAGACACGCATAAATACAGATGTTACCCTGGAAGATACGATTTCATTTTATTGTCTCTTTGACGCCATCTCTTTATCAACTCGATTTCTCGGTCAATAGCTTTACTATATCTGCCATAGGCATTCAAATCAACATTGAATCTGCCTACAACACGCTGTAATGAATTGATTATCTGATTGCAATTCACAATACCGGCGTTTAGATAATCCCGCCGAATTTCATATTCATGCATAGAAGTTGGAAATAAAGATCTTGCAGCTCGTAAGTTTGCAGTCAGTAAAGAGGCAGATTTTTCAATTTGTTCTTTTGTGCTGAGCATAATATAAGCATATGTTTGATAATCAACTTCCAATCCTTTTCCGGTTGCATATTGTTCCCGAACAAACTGTTCTTGATTTTTTACTGCAAAGCTTCTCTGCATAAATTCGATCAGCATGTCGTATAACTCCAGCGAATAAGCAATCGCTTCTTCTCTCGACTCTTTTCGCTTAGATGCTAATACGCTCATTAATAATCATTTCCGGTAATTTCAGTGAATTCTTCCTCTGTAATCCAGCCCATTTTTACGGCGTTGCGGACACGTGTTTCGTTCCATACTTTCAGAATATAAAAACGTTTTACTTTCTCGAAATTTTCACTATGCATCACGATGTTCCTCCTTTTCTTTAAAGTTCAACGCCAGCCATCATTGCAATATACTCAATGTCTGACTGCATCTTGATTTTTTCCATTTCAGCTTTTGAAATGTCTCGAAGAACAAACCAATACTCTTTTCCCATCGGAGTAATCTGAACAAGCTCCATGTTATCGTGAACTACTTCTGTTTCACCATCGCTGATGACAACCGGACTACAACAATCTTCAAATATCTCTTTTGTAATCGGAGATTTTGATATAAAATTGTTGCCGTTAAGTTTCAAATCGTCGATAACCGTACCATCGGCAAGTGTAATTGAATAAGTTTTATCTTCCATTTTGAATTTTCTCCTATTCTTTTATGCAGATATTTATTCTTCGGGGCACAAGGCCCCTCGGGTACTAACCAATAAGGAAATACGGACGAACCCCACCAGAGTTCGAAGCGGGGTTGTAACTCGCACCGCCGCCGCCGTTCACATAGGCAAAGTAAGCCGAAGACACTACATCTCTCAGCCAATACCAATATCGTAAATTAACGATTGACGGATTGAGCATAGCTGCTGCGAACTGCTGACGACCAGTTGTGTAATTATATGGAACTGTCGCACCATCGCCTCCTGGGGTGTGTACATGGCATCCATAAACCATGATTTCATTCATTAGTTCAACCTGAGAATCGAACCAGCCACCCGCGGAAGGCTTTCCATCAGTAACAGCATTTGTCAGATAATCTCTATGAGTGAGAAGCATGTCTCCGAATGCAGCCTTGATTGTGGTCTTTGCCTGCTCCAGACCTTCTTTGTACATCTTAGATCCAACATAACCGCCCTCGGTTGTGTTTGTATCATTCATAACATGACTGTATAATGCGGAATCCGGGACGATTACCAAATGTGGTTTTGTGAATTCATTATCACCGCTATGGGTAAAATAGCAAATATCCCAAATTCTCCAGGTAATACCGTTAATCACCCAGTAATCGCCGATATATAGATTATCAAATGTTCTATTTCTAATTGCAGCTTTCTGCTCAGCCGATACGGATGTTCCAAGATTTCTTCCGCCCCAGATCATTCTGTGCTGCTCTGCTGACACCATACCAGCCAAGTCAATAGCTGCGTTTTTTGCTGTGATTTTCTTAGTACCATTCGTACCATCCTTGATAAGAATATCCCCACTGTCGAATCTTGTCGCAGCAGGATAATCAATAAGTTTACTCATTTCTTGTTCCTCCCTTTATGCAAATACCCAGTCTTCAGCCAACATATCCGCCTGAGATGCTAACCACCCCATCTGTACTCCAGATGTTCCGACAAAGGCTACTGCCTTATTTCCAATAGCATCATGTTCACAATTTACAATCTGATTGTCCGCTGTCTTGTAAGAAATTCCAGAAGCAAGTTGAATGTACTGTTTCTTGCCATTCCAGCCTTTACGTGCAACTTTCATTCCTCTCTTCAAATATTTGATTGCCTCGCCGAAAGAAAATGTCGCCTCTCCTCCCAGTTCGGGACAATTGTTTTCATCCGCCACAATCCACTCATCGGAAAGAATATTTCCTAAAGTATACTCAACTACTTGAGTTTCCCGGATGTCCAGTTCTTCTCCGTCCTTGGTATGCATAATGATACTTTCTTTCTCCGAATCCCATTTCCAGAATCCGCCCCAAGATGGAAGTTTAACTTTATTCCCATCTTTCATGATCTTTAGCGCCTCTTCAAATCGCATTTCTTGTTCCTCCTTTTAGCAATTTATTGCGTCCGCAAACGCAGGAAGAGTCTTCAAATAATCATAAGCCTCTTCGATTGTCATATTTTCTTTGTACGGCAA